CCACGTCATAGATCACATCCGCATCAGGCGGCATGGTTCCCTCCTCGTATTCGTAGCCATCTCCCTGCACGCTCTTGAAGAAGGCGATGAGCCCGTGCTGGTTGGCAGGGCGGTCTACCACCGAGACCTCGTCGATCTCGATGTCAGTCAACTTCCGCACGCGACTCATGTTGTCCTCATCATCACGGACGCGATATCACCGCGCATCGACGGCGAGCCCATTTTCTGCGCGCCTGCGCTTGTAGGCGTAAGCCCCACCACCCGCTGCGGTGCCTGCGAGGATCGCCGGAAGCGCGAATCGACCACGGCCACGACCTGCGACGGACGCCGCAGCGCCACCGGGGGCCGAGGGAGGCCTGGGCACTGCCACCCCGCTTGAGGAGCGCAGAGCCACCGTGCCTGGACCACCAGCCCCGACTGCTCCTCCGCCACCAGGACGATGACCGAAGTTGCCACCGGCATGGGGGACCAGGGAGCCGCCGCTCGGAGCGGTGAACGGGCTGCGGACGTTGGTGCTGGCCGCGCCTCCTCCGAATGGGCTGCGGTTCTGGATCTTCGCCTGCACGTTGTGGTGCTTGCGCTGAGCCTGCTTGCGCTTGCGCTGCTCAGCAGACGCCTTCGAGATCGGCACCAGGTACCCGATCAGTTCCATGGGTTGTTCCTCTCTGAGATACCGCGCCGATAGGCGTTCGCTCCGTAGACCCCGCTGCCGACGGCACCGAGCGTGAGTAGTGCTGCGGCCTTGCCGCGACGGGGCTTGATGGCGATTCCCCGGACCTTCTCCCCGGAGGGCAACTGGACGTTGCGGGTGTACTTCGACGCCGCCGCACTGCCCAGGACGAGGGCACCTCCCGCTCCAGCACCTGCCGAGAGTCCGAGACGGCGCTGCCGGTCGGCCTCCGGGTCGTAGCGGCGGTAGGCCTTCTCGATGGAGCCGTAGCCCGTGGTGCGATCGTCGTCAGAGATGTAGATGTCGGTGATCGACTCCATGCTGAAATCCTTCTTCACCTTCGTAGGGGCCACGGGCTGCTTGGCGCTGCGTGCCAGCACCCGGTTGGCCACGACATCACCTCCGACGTTCCCCGCCTGCAGGGCCAGCGCCCCGCCTGCGAGCAGGGCTGCCTTCTTCGGAGTGAAGTTCCTGGTGAGTCGTGCGATGGGCTGCGGAATCCTGTCGCCTTGACGAGCGATCCAGTTGGCAGTCTTGCCAGCGCCTTCGGCTCCGAACCTGGGATCGCGCAAGGCTGCCGCTGTGGCTGCGCCACCTGCGGTCAGGCCCAGCACGTTGGAGCCCAGGCCGACCCGAGCCTGGGTGCGCTGCTTCTTCTGCTCCGCCTTCTGCTCCGGGGTGAGCCGGGGACCGCGCTTGGCGATCTCGGACAGTGCTGTCATCAGAACACCGACCCCCTTCCCACGGGGCTGTAGATCATGGCCCGGGAACCGGCGTAGTTCATCTCGTTGTGCGCCCGGCGTGAGAGCCGTCGTCCTCTGATCCGCTCACCAGATGCTCTGGCCGCCGACTCCGCCATCACCCGGGAGGAGGCGAACAGGTCCAACGCGCTCATCGGGTTGCGCCGGGTGCGGATCGAGCCATAGCCGACATCCTCGCGGATGTTCTCCGGCAGGTAGTCGTAGTCCTTGAGGTTGGTGCCCCGATTGGCCTTGCCGACACCGACCCACTCCGCCTTCATCACCGGGCCACGTGCCAACTGCTCACGCTTGCTCCTGTCGCGGATGCGCTTGCCGCCGACAGCGGCTGTGGCCAGTCCAACTGGCGCGACACCTCGGCGAAGCCCCATTCCGAACGCGCCGTACACGTTGGCGAAGTACTTGGACTGACCGGCTGTGCCTCGCAGGTGGCCGAGATGTTCGATCTGCTTCTTGCTCGTTCCACGCAGAACCTTCGGGGTGATCTCCACGTTGGACATGGTCGGCTTCACAACAGGAACCCCGTACCTCCGGCCAACTGTGTGGGCACCGGCCTCCGGAACAATCCTGCCCGCCTCGTTCAACGCTGCTCGCGACTGCGCAGACCACTTGTGCGCTTGGGACCGCAGCAGCCTGCCACCTCCGTAGGAGCCAGCGGCTAGTGTCCCTCCAGCACCCACCAGTGCCGTATCGAGGCGCTCCGGGTCGCGCTGAGCCTTCTCAACTGGCTTCTTCCTACCGGACATGCCATAGGCCAGAGCGCCCACTCCACTCGCCAGGACCACGTTGGACGCGATCTTCCCCCGCCTCAGATGACCGATGATCTTCCTCTCGGACTCTGCCTTCCCTCCATACAGTCCGCGCAGGAATCGACTGCTGCTTGAGTTGCCGGTCTGCGCGGCATGCTTGGGTTCCAGAACCACATCGTGGAGGATCTTGTGGCCGGTGTGCCGCAGACCGAAGGCCCCCGCCTGCCTCGCCCGCACCAGTTCCACGGGCTTCCTGTGATGAGGGGCGCTCAGGACATCAGCGGTCAAGCGCGTTGCCCTGGTTCCGGGGATACCACCGCCGAGCAGGCCAGCGCCAACCCCAACTGCACCAGCGCCAGTTGCAGCAGCCTTCTGCCGGTCCTCACGGCTCATCCGCTTGCCGACCTCGCTCAACTTGCGCTTCTTGCTCTTGCCCTCCCTGATCTCCTCGTCCCACTCCGATGCGATGCCCGGATGACGGGCATGCATGAAGCGTCGCTGCTTGTCACTGGCGTAGGGCATCAGACACCCATGCTCCGGTACATCTTGGAGACGACGAAGTCCTTCTTGACCTTGTCCTTGTTCATGCCCCGCTGGTTCATCGCGGCTGCGGTGAGGCCGACGCCGCCGTACATGGTCCCGGCGAGTATCCCAGCACGTCGCAGCCCGGCCTTGTTGCCAAGGAGCAGCGAACGTCCACTGGCGCGGAGGCCTTCCCTCCCATGGTGTAGCGACGCGGCCCTGGCACGAGCCGACTGCTCATTGGACATGCCAATGCCGGTTCGGTACACGTTGCGGATCGAAGGGGACATCGACGGATTGGACATGCGAGCCCGACCGATGTCCGCTCGGTTCTCCCATGTCTGACCAACCTTGGCGTACTGCCGGGAGAGGCGAGAGTTGAACCTCTGCTCATGCTCGGCGGCGCGCAACTGCTTGGGAACCCCGCGATAGGTGTATGCGGTGCCACCGGCCAGTGCTCCACCACCAGCGCCTATCGCCAGGCCAGCATTGCGGTCGCGACGACGCTCGTCGTTGGCGGTGGCGGCCTTGTACACCGGGATCAGGATCATCAGAACCCCTCTCGCCGGGACACCTCACGTGCCCTACGCCCGGTGCCCAGGTTCTTGCCGCCGAGAGCACCCTTGCTCTTCTGGGTCGCATACAACTGCCCTGAACGGTTCGCGGCGATCCGTGCCCTGGCTCCGCTTGAGATGCCTGGGATGGCTGCCGGATGGACTCCTGTCGCCTCTAGGGCACGAAGTGATGACACCAGACGCTTCTCGACATCCTCCACGTCGTGGCGCTTGCCTCTGCCATGGATGCTGAAGCCGGTGCGAACACCCTTCTTGATGTCCTGCCAGGCGTCCTCGTCATGGACCTTGTAGCCGACCCACCAGCCGATGGGAGTGTCCGCTGGCAGGCCCATCTTCTCGATCTTCTCCGGGGTCACCACGAAGGACTCGATCAGGGATGAGGCGTGCAGTGGCTGGTCCTGGTCGTCACGCTTGTGCTGGTTGCCACCCCTGCGGTTCTCCAGCACGTACTTGTAGGCCGCCTTCTCGATCTCGTCCGGGGTGATCCAGTCACCCTGCCGGTCCACGATGGGCTTGCCGTTGATCTCCACCACAGAGGCCCATCCGAACGCCTGATGCTTGTCATCGTCGGTCTTGGAGAAGGTGCCCTCCCACACCACGTCCATCTCGTCGGACTTCAGCACATGCATCCCGTCGCTGTCATAGCGGCGCAACTGGGCTGGCTTGTCCGGCTTGGCCAGAACAACCGCACCGGCGGTGGCTGCCGTGCCTGCTGCGGCCTTCCCACGGTTGCGCCGGATCACCCGCATCAGCCGCCCACCGCCTGACCTCACCGCCGAGGCGTCCGGCATCGCCTTGGCCACTGGGGCGATCTTCGCCAGCCCGTCCTGGGAGTACATGAAGTCCCACACGTCCGCTGGCTCGACCAAGTCCCCGAACAACGTCTTGCACAGTTGCTCGAACCCCGGATCGACCTCCAGCAGGGCATCCACCATCTGCTTCGAGTCCACTACGACCTCCTGTGCTCATGATGATGGCTACGAGGAACGCTTTCGCGTTCGATGGCTCGGATCGTTCTGTGCCAGCCACTGCTCCGCAAGGTCCCCGCTTGGTCCTTCCTGACGCCGCTGGGTGTTCTTGGCCCCGTAGGCCACGTCCAGCACGTCCTCGTTGCCGAAGTCCTCAAGACCAACGTCCTGCCCGGGACGCGCCACCGTCTCTGGTCCTGAGACGAACTCCTCACGGGCACGGTTCTGCGCCTTCCACCGATCCTGCATCCGCTTGTTGGCAGCCAGATGGGCCTCACGGACCCGGGGATCGGAGTTGGACGCCACCTCGTCGCGTATCCGCTGCCGCCGGGCCTCCATGAACTCGATCCGCTCCGCAGCCAGGGGGAAGCCCATCCGCCGGGCCAGTTCGGCCTGAGCGGCTGACTCCTGCTCCGGGGTCGGGTTGTGGGGGAAGGCCTCCAACTCCTTGTCGGTGAAGAACTTCGCCGCAGCAGCGCCGATTGTGTTCCTCTCCCGCTGGAACGCCTCATGCTGGTCGATCCGGACCTGGTGGAAGTCGGCCCTGTTCTTGAGGTCCTGGTACTTGTCGGCGGTGATGATCTGGGAGCCAAGGCCGATCCGCTCCGCAGGGACGCTGATCCCGGGCAGGTTGTCGTTGAGCAGGTCGACGCCCTGTGACAGCGGGTACAGCCACTCCAACTCCTCCGCCGAAGCGGCGACCATCTGCGTCCCGGAGGGAGCGGCTGCCTGAGCCCGGGCCTGGGGCTGCAGGTCCATCTGCCATCCGGTGGCCCCGGAGGCCTTCTGCAACTCGAACAGGTCCAGCGAAGCGGCCAGTTGCCGCTCCATATGCGCGATCTCCCGCTCGGAGAACTTCTCCTTCAGGCGATGCTCGATGTCCGGCTGGGGCGGCTTGATAACCTCGATGAACTTGCCGTGGGGGTCGTAGATCGGCTTGATGTGGAGCGTCTTGTCCCTGGTGCGCATGTCGGACAGGAACGCGTCGGACAGGAAGACGTGGTCCTCTTCGGACGCGGTGCCCGCCTTCACCCGGCCCAGAGCCTTCTGGGCGAAGTCGTAGTTGCGGTCCATCGTGTAGTGGACCGCTTTCGGGTTGCTGTTGGTCAGCAGGTCGAACTCGACGCCCTCGGGCAGATCGGGGATCAGGCGGGTGATGGTCTTGTGGACCAGTTTCCGGTCCTGCTTCTTGAGGATCAGTTTCTTGATGCCGGGACGTGGACGGGAGGGGGCGGCTCCGGTCAGCGGTGCTGGAGCGGGAGCGCCTGCCGCCGCCATCGCCCTGCCGATCCTCCTGCGGCGACGCTTGCCACGGGCGATCCTCGGGTCGATGGGACGGCTGGGACCACCACCAGCCGCCCTGGTGAACCGTCCTGAGCGCAGATCGCGGGGGTGCTCCTCCGCCTCCCATTCCATGGCCTTGGACGCTGGCTTGGACTTGGGCGCTGGCGGGTTCGCCATGAACGTCTTGTAGTCATCCTTGGTGGAGGCGTGAATGTCGATGACCTTCAATGAGAAGGCGATCTGCTTCACAGGATCGTCCGGGTCAATCGCATGCCGATCCGCCCACGGATGTTCGATCAGTGATCCGTCGCTGGCGAAGTGCACCGTGTCCGCCAACTCAAAGGTCAGGTGACTGTACTGCCCCGCTTTGGCCATATTCGGCTCGAAGATCTGCGGACCGCTGAGGGTCAGCCCACCTGTCGTCCAGTTCCCCTCATCGGCGTGGGTGAAGTCCGTGCGCAGAATCACCACATCGTCATCGGTGTCCCCGACCATCGAGCGGCGCATCTCATCCGCCACGATGCCGATCGAGTTCCTGTCGAAGGAGTTCAGTTGCGTCTTCCAGCGCAGGTTGGCCGCCCCGACCACCAGTGACCCGGTCTTGGCGAACTCCCGGGCCTGCTCCCCGGTGATCGGGATGTACTGGGTCTGACCGACCGGATGCCCAAGTTGCCCCTCCAGGTAGTCGATGTCGTCCAGTTCCACATCTGTGGCCTGCTGCTGTGCGGCAGGTCGGGGCGGTTGGACGCGGGAGAGGGGCTTCCTGGCGACGGTTCTGGCTGGCAGCAACTTCTGGCGCGTCACAGGCGGCAGCAGACGGAGGTCTGGCGGGGCCGCAGCAGCCTCCTGGGCTGCGACGAACGCCTGGGCCTGGGTTGCCCTCACTCCGCGCCGCAAACGGCGCAGACGGCGTGCTGTGCGCTCTGAGCGGGGGTCTCCAGGAGGACCGCCTGATCCTGATGTGAAGCGACCGCTCTCATCGCGGGGATGTTCCTGGTTGAAGTGGAACAGGTCAGAGCCACGCAGCGCATCTCCGTGCAGTGCGGCTGCGGCTTTGCCGATGTCAGCGAGCGCGGTCATAGCCAGACACCCGGCCACCCATGCGTTCTCTGGATGCCACATCGCGCGCCCACAACATCAGCGCCCGATCAGCCAGATCCGCCTTGACCACCTCCGCCACGGTAGGGGCCTTCATGTGGAAGGCGTACTTGCCACTAGACGCAAGCGGCACGCCGTGCACCGCGATGGCCCGATCCACCGCAAGGGGCACCGGCAGGCCGGTGGCTGTCAGGGAGATGATCAGCCGAGTGGTGTCATCGACGGCTCTGTCGTGCGTGGAGTCGGCGAGGAGTTCGCCGTACTTGCCAGCAGCCGCGCCGAGTACCGGGCGCGTTGCGCGTCCAAGAGCCTTCGCGACGGGCGTGAGATCAACCTGTTCCGCAGTCGCTTGGACAAGACCCCCATCAACCAGAGACTGTCGTCCAAGAGGGGCCAGCGCCCCCGTGACCAGACCGTGGTATCCGAGTACACAGGTAGCCACTCCTTGTTCCATGTCGGAGTCATCGACGAGGTCCAGCATCCGCAGTGACGCCTCTGGATCGGCCCACCACCTCATGGGTTCACCGGACGCAGCCGTCCCTCACCCTTGTGGCCCCGGACCCTTGATGAGGACTTCACCGCACGCATCGCCTGGTCCACATCCTCAGGATGGATCAGTTCCAGACGAGCCTGCGGATCATCGGCGATCCGGCGCGCCTGGGCGACACGCACCTCCTGCATCAGGTTGCGGACATCACGGGCGTTGCCATGACCCGGGGTGTTCGCGATCTGTCTGGTCGCCTCGGTGATCTTCGCTGCTGTGCCAGGCTTGCCGACGTACTGGCCCTCCCGCAGCATCCCCCGACCGATCTTGTCCAGGTCGGACGCGCTGTAGGAGGGGAAGTTCAGGGTCTTGGGCAGACGGGACTTCAGCCCCGGGTTGGACTTCATCAGGTCGTTCATCTCATCCGGGTATCCGGCCATGATCACCACCGTGTCGTCGCGATGGTTCTCCATGTCCTGGATCAACTGGGAGATGGCCTCCCGCCCGTACGGGTCCTTGTACCCGGGAGTGTCGTTGACCAGCGAGTACGCCTCGTCGATGAACAGCACCCCGCCCTTGGCCTCGGCGAACTTCCTGGCGGTCTTCGGCGAGGACTGACCGAGGAACTCGCCCACCAGATCAGATCGCTTGGCCTCCACGAACTTGTCGGTGGGGGTGATGCCCAGGCCGTGGTAGGCCTTGGCCAGTTCCCGGGCGATGGTCGTCTTCCCGGTGCCTGGTGGTCCTGCGAAGACCAGGTGGTTGGTGTCCTCGGTGACCGGAAGCCCTGCCTCCTTGCGACGCTGGTTGACCTTGGCGGTGGCCAGCAGATCGTCGAACTGACCGGCGACCGCCTTCATGCCGACCATCCCGTGCACCTTGGCCTGCACCTCTGCGACCACGTTCGGGTTGGGCCGCTTCACACCCTCGTCGGGACGTACGTCAGGCCCGCCAGCCTGCGGCGGCTGATCTCCCGTGCGAGGGGTGATGAGTCCTTGCTCACCCGCTCCAGTCTTGGTCGCGCCGGTCTCGAAGAGTCGGCCTTTTCCGCCTCCTCCTTCGGTGTCCACAGGTCCCCCCGGAGGACCCCCGGGACTTTTGGGCCGCCTGTGACATCACCCCGCATCTCAAACGCGTTGATGGCACGTCCGGCGTTGACCAGCGTCCACGCCTGCTGGAGTTTCATCGCCTCCATCTCGGGCTGGGGCCAGGTCTCCTTCTTCAGTTTGATCAGGTCATCGCCGTAGGTGATCTTGCGACCGGCCATCTCCTCCAACTTGGCCTTGAACCGCTCCGGGTTGGCCGCGACGTTGTCGATGTACCAGTCAGCCTTGATCGGCACGCCCTTGTGACGATCCTCATCGTTGGCGGCGGCGGAGACGATCCTGTCCAGATCCTTCAGCACACCGATCCGCTCGGACACGTCGACGGCCACCTCCGCAGCAGCACGGAAGTCCTCACCACTCTCGGTGCTGCCCAGTTTCCGGGCCATCTCGGCCAACGGCTTGTTATTGCTCAGAACGGCGTTCAACTGGCTGCTGTTGGTGATCCGCTCCACCGGGACGCCGTTGATGGTCAGCGCCTGTGGCCGAGAGCCGGTGTGGAAGGCGTTCGGCTTCTCCCCGGTCACCGGGACGAACGGCTGGGTCACCAGTTCGCTGTCCACCACCCTCATGGCCAGGTCGGCCACGAAGGCGGCTGCCTTCTCCGGGGTGTTGTTGCCAGGGCCGAACTCGTTGCCGCCCTCGAAGTAGTCCTTCCCGGCACTGCTGGCGAGCGCGTTCTTGAACGCCAGCATCACCGACGGCTTGTCGGACAGGGCTGCGGCGATCCGCGTCGCCTTGTCCGGCTCGGTCAGGGACGCCTTCGGGTCCAACTGGGAGAAGAACCATGTGGCAACCCGGGCGTTGTTCCCGGTCTTCACCTGATCCCAGGTCAGGTTCGTGGTGGCGTTGTCGGCGCGCTGTCCGGCGAGGGTGGTGAACACGTCCTGGAGCGCGGAGATCGACCGATCCCGCTCGACCCGGGCGCTGTTGGCCATCCCAGCCATCCGCGAAGACAGAGTGTTGCCACCAGCGCCTCCAGCACCAGGAGCGCCCGGAACCCCAGGAGCACCAGGAGTCCCAGGAGCACCCCCAGGAGCAACCCCGGGGCCTCCCGGCGGGCCTTCAGGAGGAGGGGGTGGCTGATTAGCAGCCTCGGCCTGCTCAGCCTTGTACCGCTCACCGCCGACCGCAGCCTCCTTCGGGCGTGGAGCCGACGCGTCCGTGCGGTAGAAGCCGCTTCGCACTGATGCGGCACGGGTGCCTCCGGGACGCATGTAGCCCTCATCGGTGGCCTTGAGCCGCTGGCGCGACTTGCCCGGGTTCGGGGACTGGCCGCGAGAGTCGAGGAAGCCCCGCTCGCCCTGCTTGGTCTCGGCAAGCGGCTCGTAGTTCACCGACCTGATGAAGTAGGGGAACTGCTGCTGAAGGGTCTGCAGCGCGACCTGATAGCCCTCGGCGTTGAGGCGCAACTTGGAGGCCTTCTCGTTGGTCGCCTGCTCTTCGAGTTCCTGGTACACCTCGTCGATGCGGCGGTTGCGACCGACCTCGGTCAGATTGCGACCGTTGCCCTCGGCGTCCACTGTCTGCGTCGCCTGCTGGTGCAGGGAGTCCATCTCCTCCTCGGTCAACTCACCGATGGATGCACGGGCGTCGGACTCCAACTGCTTGTACGCGGTCTTGTACTCCTCGCTGGTGCGCGAGCCCGCGATCTCTGCGGCACGGGAGCGCAGCCGGGCCTTCTCGCGGGAGTCGATGTCCTGGGCGTACATCCCAGAGTTCTCCACCGCGTCGAGGATCTTCAGGTAGTTGCGGTACATCGAGCGGGCCTTGTCCGAGCCGCCACGAGCGCCACGGAGGTTGGGGTCGAACTCGATGGAGTGGACCCCGGACGAGGACACCACCGTCGCCATTCGGGCTCCGTTGCCCACCGCAGCCGCGATGTCCTCACCCGTGAGCCCGCCCTGCACCCTGGTGCGGACGTACTGGCCACCCTTCATCGAACGCTTCATGTTGGCGTAGTCGAAGGGCAGATAGGTGTCGTCCCCGACTCCCACGGCCTGGGACACCACATCACCGTCGGCGTCGATCAGCACCCCCTGCGAGGGGAGGATGCTGCCCGCCTTCTGGGACAGTTCGGCGACCCTGCGATCCAGCGGGATGGTCTTCAGCAGATGGATCGCCGCCACGTCGGAGCGGACCCGCATGTTCAACTGATCCTCGGTCAGGGACTCCTCGTTGAGCCGGGACTGATCAAGGTTGTGCTTCAGCGAGCCCTCCACAGCGCCACGGATCATCATCTGGTCGCCCTTGCCGCGACGGCCCACCGCGTTCAGGTCGGACTGCGCCAGCACCAGGTCGGTGACCCTCCCGGCACCGCCCTCACCGGCAACAGCGTCAACTATGTCCATCTCCTTGGAGTTCATCTGCCGCATCAACTCGATGTCGGGCTCCTTCTCGGTGCCCCGGTAGCGGTATGCGGTCTGACGAACCTTGGGATCGAGCACCTTCTCCGCAATCGGGCCGTACTCGCCCATGAACCGGGCCATTCCGGCCATCTTGTCGTGGCCAGTGGCCTCCAGGACATCGCCTCCGGAGCGGAACCTGCTGAACAGGCGGTTCAGCATCCCCTCCTCCGGGCCACGGGGCATCAGGGCTGATGTGAGGGCGCTGCGCTGCGTGTCCCCGAGCGCGCCGATGGCAGCCATCTGCGAGCCGCCCATCGCCCCGAGAGTGTTGAACTGGGCCACCTTGCGGCGGACATCCTCCTTGGCACCGGCGGCGGAGTCGATCTCGATGCTCAGGATCGAGTCCTCGACCTGGAGCCCGTTCTTGCCATAGGCGGAGTCCGGCATCCCGTGGGCGGCCATGTCCAGTGGAGCCTCGATGGTCTTGATGTCCCCGTTCTGACCCTGCACCTGGATCAGCGCCACGATCTTCTTGCGCTCAGCCGGGGAGAACGATGCGCCGAACTCACGGAGTATCTCGTCGGCCTGCTCGTACTGTGCCTGCACCCTGGCGGCCTGCTCCTCCGTCACCCCTTGTGGCAGGCCAGTCGCCGCGTTGACCGGACGATCCTTGGCCGCACGAAGAGGAGTGGCGCGCTGCTGCATCGAGGCGTACTGCAGTGGGTTCACCTTCCGCTGCTGGTTCACGCCACGGGAGAACCGGCCCCTGCTGTCGCGCTTGTGCTTGTTCTCCTCCCACTTGGCACCACCGGGAGGAGCGAACAAGTCACCATCATCGTCCTTGCGGATCACCGACTCGACAGCGAACGCCTCGACACCGGCCAGCCACTCAGCGGCCTTGTGCACCTCGTCGTCGGGGTAGCGGCCCTGAGCCACCTCAGAGGCGTACTGGCGCAGCAGTTGCCGCTTGGCCACGGCGACCCGCTGGCCCACATAGGCCGCTGCGGACTTGTTCAGAAGTTGTGCGTTGTCCAGGGCGTCATCGGCAAGCACGTCCAGCACGATGTCGTCGATCATGCTCTCCGCAGCCTCGGGATCGACCTCGTAGACCTTGGCGAGTGCGTCCATCACGCTCATATGTGTCTCCTAGCCCATTGACCCACGACGGTAGACGGTCTTACCGGACGCTGTGCGAACCATCGCCCCAGTCTTCACACCACCGAAGCCGGTGGGAATCCTGGGGAACTTGGGCACTCGTATCAAGGCCTTGGCCACGTCCAACTCGCGCTGCTTCACCTTGTACGGGTTGCCCAGTTTGGGGTGCGGGTTCGTCCGGTAGAACTTCTCCCCTAAGTCCCGGTAGCCCGGATTCGCTGCCTCTTCCGGATCAGGCTGACGCGGGGGAGGACGGGTGCCACGGGCTCGGTGCTCATGCACCAGGGCCTGGCGTGCCTTCAAGCCCCTGATCTCCGCCTTGGAGCGCCGATAGACGGGCTTCGGCAGACCAGCCTTGCGCCTGCGGGCCAACTCATCCGTGACTGCGAAGTCGTGGTCAGAGGGGTCCTTGCCACCGCTCGAATGGCGAATGAAGTTCTGCATGTTGACGAGACCCTCGACGGTCCTGCGCTGGCTGATCTCCCTGGCGACCCGTGCCTGCTTGGCTTTGGCCTTGTGCGGCGCGATGTTCTTGTCCATGAAGTGCTCGATGCGCTCTGCCTTGCTCCGACCACCATGTGCGATCCGGTAGTAGTCGTCCACATCCTGAAGGGTGCGCTGCGCTCCATAGGGATACTTGTTGGTCGCCAGAGCCTGATCGGCCCGTACATCGCCCATTTTGGAGACCATCGCCCTGGCCACGTCGATCTGGCGGGTGCGGTCACCGGACAGGTGCATCTTTCTGACCTTGGTCTTGTTGGCCTTGTCGGCAGCACGCACCTGGGCGAGCCGTGCCTGGGATCGCTGTATCGAGGCTGCGATCTTGGGATCGTCCAGTGGCCCAGTGGTTCGGTGCCTGGTGAACGCTGACCCATGACCAGGTTGCCCGATCGGGACTTCACCCTTCGCACTTTGCCTGGCCTTGCTGCGCCATCTGGTCTCAGATGTGCGGTTGACGTTCTGGACGTGCTTGACCTGCTTGAGTGGCACGTTCCCCGGGTACATGTACTCCTCGGAGCCGCTGTGAATGTTGCGGGGAGGACGCCCGGCGCTGTCGTCGATGTGCATCACCCGACCGACGCGCTTACCCGACCGCTTGTTCTGAGCGATCAGTTGCTCAGCCCGCTCCGGGGAGTTGAAGGCGCGGATGTAGTGGGGCTTCTCGCCATGGGTTGCGAAGCGCATGCCGTGGTCAAAGCCCGGGGTGGTGTACACCCCGGTGCCTCCGCTGCCTGGAGATGGCTTGAGGTGCCCGGCGCGCTTGATCCCCTTCCAGCCCTGGAGGCTGGTGCCGTGGTACAGCGCCTTCTTGACCTTCATGGCTCGGGCGCTGCGCTCATCGGCCTTGGACTCCGAACGCTGGATGCGGGCGAAGTTCAGCGAGCCCAGCGATCCCACACCAAGGGCACCAATACCCACCGTGTTGGACATCCCGGTTGCCGTTGGCGCGACCCCGCTCACCCGCTTCAGCGCCTTGACGTTGCGCAGCCGCTTGGCCTTCAGGGCCACATTGGCCAGGCGAGGTGCCTGCAGTCCAAGGGCTGCTGCACCCAGTCCGGCGGAGGCCAGGGAGTAGGTGCTCTGCTTCTTCTTGCGCGCCACCAGTTGGCGCTGCTCATGCTGGGCGAGGGTGTTGATGGCAGCGTCACCGGAGGCCAACTTGCTTACGCTGCTCTTCTTCACCCGGTAGGTGCCACGCTCGGTGGAGTAGTCGTACTTGCCCTCGGTGCTGCGACGCACCGCACGACGTGCGAATGGGGATGCCGCCACCGCACCACCTGCTGCGCCAAGAGCAGTGCTGGTGCCTATCGCGGCGAGACGCAACTTCCCCTTGGCAGCCCTACGTGCCAGAGATGATCCTGCGATGCCGCCCAACGTGGAGCCTGCGCCCACCGTGGCCAACTCAGCGGTCCTGGCCCGGTTCGACTGGTTCTTCTTGCCCTTGACGCTGGGCAGGCCCACCGCAGTGCGATCCACCGCCTCCTCCAGCACGTCCTCCTTCAGATCGGGTCGCTCGATCTTCTTCGGACGAGGTGCCAACAGGTTCTTGGCCCCCACTGCGGCAAGAGGCACACCAGCGGCTGCGATACCGCGCGTGGACAGCATCCCGCCCACGTACCTGGCATGCCTCGGCTTGATCGTGCGTCCGCGTGCGACCTGCTTGGCAGCGTCCAGGGTGTTCTTCACACCGGTGCTTCGGGACAGATGCTCCTGTGCCGCTGCCGCACCGCCGATCATCGAGCCGCCCACCGCAAGGTTGGCAGCGGCGATCCGCCTCCTGCGGCGCTCCTCCTGATCGCTCAACTCGGGCATTGCGCCGCCCACCACATGCTCAGGTCCTCGACCTTCTTCTGACCCCGGTCACCGAGCAGGGTGAGCGTCACGTACACCGACGCGCTGAGCATCGAGGACAGCACGCACTCGTCGTTGGCACCACGTGAGTGGCACTCCCTGGAGTACAGGTCCATCAGCAGCGTCGCGTCCCGGGGACGATCGTCGTAGAGGCAGCCGAGCACCCCTAGCACAGTGGTCACGGACTCGCCCTGCACCACCTGTCCGCACATGTCAGTCCTTCCAGTACATCTCGCGGCGCTTGGTCCGACGGATGCCCATGCCACGCTCCACCCGGTTGCGGGCCTTCAGGTAGTCCTTTGGGTTGCCGGTGTCGTTGATGTGACCGGAGAACAATGGCGCTTGGCTACCCAGCCTGCGAGTGGCTCGCACGTCAGCACGGGCCTCCTCACCCATCAGGTACTTCTGATTCGCCCTGGTGCCTACCACCCGGTACTTCTGCTCAGCCTTCAGAGCGCGCTTGCCACGTGAATCAGCCCCGATGATCCGGGACAGCACTTTCGGGTTCTGATCCATCATCTTGCTCTGGACCGCCAGCGTTCTGGAGAGCCCGGAGCGACGGTTGACGTTGGCATGCTCCAGTTCATGGGCATTGATGAAGGCCTTACGGGTGTGGAACTTCAGCCCGGTCTGCTCCCGGCCAGCCCCCAGTTTTCGCATGGCGGGATTGGATTTGCTCGACATGAGGGACACATGCGCCTTACCACCATGGGCCACTGGGCGGATCACATGCGGTCCAGCCTTGCTTTCCAGACCTGTGGTGGCGTTGTGGCGACCTACGCGTCCCACCACATTGGAAGCCACTCGCGAGTTCTTGTACTCACCGGCAGTCCATGCGGCGGTCATGTTCCGAGCCTCGTTCACACCTGCGAGGTGCTTCTGACCGAAGCGACCGCGCTTCACCGAACGCAGCACCTTGGCTTTGGGCAGTGCTGTGATCGGAGTCCAGCGCCCATTGATGTAGGACTTCTCCACCTTCCGCTGCCACCGTTCGATGGCGTACGTCTCACGGCTCATTGCGGCGGACCTCCCGGAGGCGGCTGTGACGGTGGCTGCCCGCCCGGAGCCGGACCACCCGGCTGCGCCGTGCCGGGCTGGGCAGCCATCGGGTTCATCGCCATGGCCATCTGGTTGCGAGCGGTGAGGTACTCCAGGTTGGTCTGGGCGAACTGGGTGGCCTCGGAGCGCATCTGCATCATGCGGCGCTTCTCCACCTGGTCGTCGTCCAACTTGGGCAGACGTGCGGCATCCCTGACGAAGTTCTCCAACTCGCCGTCGGGGAACCATGTGACGCCGGTGCCAGCCAGGGCGCTCATGAACTGCGCCAACTGGGCGATGTCCGGTGAGTCCACATCGTTGGGGACGATCTTGGGCAGCGCCTCGGGCTTCCAGCCGTTGGCCCTGAAGAGGCGTGGCAGGGCCGACCTGTTCAACTCATCTGCGATGGACTGGCTGATGCTGTTGAGCGAGGTGCGGAAGATGCCCGTCTTGTCGGTGTGCAACGAGTAGGAGCCAACGGACTGATGGCCGACCATGATGAAGTCCGCCAGGACGGTCTGGAGTATGCGCTCTTCATAGCGCCGGATGATCTGATCGGTGTTGAATGCGCGTCCACCACCACCACCGAGCAACTCGAAGGTGTAGAGCGGCTGCTTGGAATCCTGGTCGTACGCGATGGGGAAGACAACGCCTTCCTGCTCATTGCGCCGTACTCCCTTCACCATCTTCTTGAAGGCCTCTACAGTCTTGGCCTGCTCGGAGCCGGGCTTCGCCTTGAGGTACTCGGCGGGCACCTTCACAACTGGCATGCCCGCAAGATCACGTTCAACACCAACAGCCTCGAACTCCTCCAGCCGCTTCTTCATGTACCAGGGGCGGTACATGGTGCGCAGCATGGACATGCCCTCTGGATTCCCCTTGTGATGGCGGTAGCGGAAGAGCAGGCTCCGTGATCTGGGCAGCGTGGTGGTCTGGTAGCGGGGTGGGGCCAACTGGATCATCGCCAACGTCTCACCAGAGTCGTCGAACACCCACCGCAATAGCGTTTCCTGCGCCCTGATGGGCATCTTGCGCCATCCCACCAGTCCATCGGAGTGTTTGGACGCCTGCTGCGGGTTGCGAGCCCAGATGCCCCTTCTCTGCTTGTACACGACCTCGTGCCATGACCAGCCGTAGACGAGGCATGACAACGCCTCCGAGATGAAGTCATCCCAGGTGTGCTCCATGTCATCCATGCAGTCCTCTACGAAGCGGGCCGCATTGCCATCGTCCTTGCTCTTGCCTGCTGGCTCCACCCGCCACTCCTGATTGCGCAGGAGGCGGTCGATGCTGAAGAGCAGCGCGCCCACGAGCGGCTCATTCTCGCTCATCTCCTTGAAGATCTGGACGGCCTTGCGCCCACGCAGTTGGGGAAGGAACTCCTCATCGAGGTAGCCGGACGCGCGCTTGAGGCCGGTGACACCCAGTTCCCTGAACTCACTGAGACGCTCGACCTCGGCCAGCATCTGCTGATCGACCCCTGATGAGTCCTCAGGGCCGGTCTGGCGACGCTCCTCGATGATGCTCATGGACGCGGCCTCTTGTGCCTGCCGAACCCTCCGCGATCCCTCTCGGCCTTGATGCCCGCGCCTATCGCAGTGGCTGCGCCAAGGGCTGCTACTGCTCTGCCTCCACGCACCAGCCTGCGTGCGCCAACACGACCTGCATTGTCAGAGGCGATCAGAGCAGGAGCACGCCTAGCAGCGGAGTCAGCGCGACCGGCCTCCCCTCCCCATATCGCACGGGTGTGAGTCGCCTCCAACTTGGCAGCCTTGTGGCCTCTAAGGACGCGCTGGATGCCCGGATCATCGGAGATGGCTGTGCTGATCTTTCCTGCAGGGTCAGTGACACGAACCGTGGCCTTCTTCTCGGTGGCCCGAATGCGTCGCTGTGCCCTGGCAGCGGCCTTGTTCTCCTGCTCCGCGAAGCCCCGTGCGGCAGCAGCCTGAGCGCGATAGGACTCAACGCCTCTCGGACGCGGACGTGCCAGACGGTTGGAGCCGATTGCCACAGCCCCTAGACCCCCTGCAGCCACACCTGCCCCTCCGACTGCCACGCCCGCAGCCCTGCGGTCCTTTTTCTCCTCGCCACGCCATGCCCGGCCCATCTCCATGTTGCCGCCGTAACGGGCCTGGGAGATGGTCTTGGACACCTCATCGGACTTCTTGAAGCGATCGGCCCACAGCGGAGAAGTGGCAGTCGCGATACCAGCGACAACCAGTCCCTTGCCTGCGCGCTTCATGTGCTTGGCACGCTGGGCCAGCACCTCGGGCTTCACAGCGGCCACGTTGTTGGTCAGCACCTGGCGGCTCTTGTCCGCAGCCTTCTGGGCGTCCATCAACTTGCGCTCGGAGCGCCTGAGCCTGCCCTTGTGGGTCCACTTCGCACCCACCGGAGCGGTCTGCCTGCGGCCCGTCTGGAAGTCGAACTCCTTCTGCGCACGATGCTGAAGGCCCGTGTTCTCGGCGTGGACGACCCGGGCGTAGTTGAGCCTCGAATGCGCGATGGCGGGAACCTTCTTGGCGTCCACCAGTTGCTTGGCACCAAGGGCGGTGATCCCAGCGCCTCCCAGAGCGACCTTCTGGCCGCCGGTCATGCCCTGCCTCGGGTTGCCGTACTCGTCGTAGTAGACCTTGCTGACCCGGTTGCCGATGGAGAACTCCTTGACCTCCTTGGCGCTGGCCAGTTCGCCACCAGCCCGGTACACGCTGCGATTGCCATCATCGTCGCGGTACTCCACCAGAGGTCTCTGACCACGAACCTTCTTCGGCTTGCGCGATATCAGGCCCAGCGCCTTCTTCCGAGGAACCGTGCTATCAGGCGTGCCCGGCTCCAGCACCTTGTACTCGGAGTACAACTTGCTGATCCGCAGGATCAGCGGGTCAGCCGGGGCTAACTTGGAGACCTCATCGGTCCACATGTGTCCAACGACAGCCGCTCCGCCGTACCTGCTCATGCCTTGAGGTTAGAGCCAGAACACGGTCGTTTCTGGCTCCTCCTTGATGGTGACCACCCCGTCCTGCGATGACTCGTAGAAGGGCGTGTCCGGTTCTGGGCGCAACGACTCCAGCGACTTGGGCTTGAAGTCGGTCATCCCGACGGTGTTCGGAGGGGCTGGTGGGGCCTGACGCACAACAGCCCGATGGCAGATGGCCATGGCGGCCACATCATCGGGCAGGTGGTACTTGCGGCCCAGTCCAGTCGAGTACAAGTCATCGACTGTGGCCGCCTTATGTGCCATATGCAGCGGAGTGTTGCGAGGTAGCACATACATCCCGCGCTCCACGGCGGCCACGTACTCGGTGAGCAGCAGCACCCGATCCCGGCCCACCATGACGACCTTCACGGTGCGCTCGTCGATCATGTCGTTGACCACGTTGCCAATGCCCGTGCCGTCATGGGCGCTGACTGCTGAGTAGTCGCGGGTGATCCTGTTGAACGCCTCGATCATCTCCGGCCAGGGCTTGCGGTTCATCCGGCGCACGTACACCACGCGATACGGGGTCACATCGGTGCGCACAACGGTCATCACCGTCATGTCGCGCTCCTTGGCCCAGTCAGCGCCTGCCGCATAGGTGGCTGTCACTTCCGGCTTCGCGTAGACCCACTCGTCATCATGGCCCTTGTGGGTCTCATCGACTGCCGTCATGTCCACGCATGCCTGATCCAACTTGGTCAGGTCGAAGGCACGGGCGTCACCAGATGGTTCGCCCAGTTCGTACTCGACCCGGAACATCTCGGCTGGGACGGACTGCCGTTTGCGGTCGATGAAGTCCTCGTCCATCCACCCGTCTGGGTTGGTGGGCGTCTTCAGGACTTCGAGGAAGCACCATGTCCGCACTGGCTGACCCTTGAGCAGGGCCTCATCGCGGACTGACTGGAAGGTGCCCACGGGGTTCTGCCAGGTGGATGAGGCGACCACCATCTCAGGGACCACATGGCCCCTGGCGTTGGGCTTCTCCATCGCCTGGCCCATGGCCGCGTCGTAGATGGGGCGTTCCATCTCGTCGATCTCATCGAGCAGGGTCATGTGGGGGTGGGGACCACGCACAGTGCGCTGTGATGCCGCAAGGGGTCGCACCCAGTTATTGGAGTCGAAGAGGAGTTGAGTCTTGATCTGGCTCTTGATGGCATACCGAGGGGCGTTCGGTGATGCCAGGAGGGACTCCACATGCTCGTGGACGTTGTTGGACTGGGCCATCGACCCACCCAGCAGGGTGACGTTGATCTCCAGCGCGGCTGCCTTGGTAAGAGCGAGCAGGGCGAGCATCAGGGACTTGCCGGTACCACGACTCCCATACCAGAGCACCCAGTTGGTCGAGTTCCCGAAGTAGCCCTCGCAGAAGGCGTCGAATGGTGCGTCGTGGTCTGCGCACACCTTCATTCTGGGGATCGAGATGCCCCATGTGGTCTTCACGAACCACCAGAGTTCCTCGGGATTCTCCGGGGGCCTGGTGATCTGGATGCGCCGCTCTGGTGCGTCGATGCTCATGGCAGGTTCAGATCAGGTGAGTTCCACGGATGGACGAACGGCGTGGGCTCGTTGACGATCTCGACGTACTCCAGGTCGGGTCCGAGGATCTCGTGCAATGCCTTCTGAGTTCGGTGCTTCAGTTCAGCCAAGGATTCGTCTGCTGATGAGAACTGCAGGCTGGCATAGGCCCACCAGGTGCCTGCCTCGTAGGTGTACTCGATCCGCACGCTGTAGGGATGCTCGGTGATCTTGCTCATAGCCGCCTCGCCAGACGTATCAGGAAGATGCCCCCACCTATCAGGATGAGGGCAGAGATGAGCATGATGCCTACTTCAAACGGTCCGGTCTCTGGCAATGTTGGAGATGGCGAGGCGGTCCCTGACGATGTAGGGCTCGGCTCGGGCGTCGAAGCAAGAACACAGCCGTTGAGGTAGATCGCCTCGCCGCCAGGCCAGTTGCTCCCCTCGGTCACATCATCCACAGGTGGCCAGATGTCCATCTCATGGTTGTCATGGCCCTTCAGGGCTGAGGTGCTGACCTCTATCGCGTTCCAGTGTCCGCCCTCGGCCCAGTGACAGAGGACTATCCGGTTGCCGATGGCTCACCTCCGAAGGGCCTGCGGTACCAAGAAAGGGCCTTGGCCCGCTCGTCCACCATCTCATCTGTGACCGGCTCCAACTGCTTCACCGAGAAGGTCAGGGTGTATCGGCTGCTGGCCTCTCTGGTGGAGCCCTTGACCATGCTGACCACCAAGGTGTCCGAGAGCCCTTCACATGCCTCCACGAAGCGCCTGAGGTCCCAGAGATGGGGAGGGTTGGTGTCCCTGCCAGTGCCGTAGGGCTTTGCCACGTGAGTGACCTCGATGGTCCTCATCACGTACTCAGCCCTATCGGCCATCAGTCACTGTCTACGCCAAGGGTGCGGGCCACATCAGCACCACATGCTGCGTACCCGGCAAGGTCGATCCAGGAGTCCTCATGTAAAGGGTTGGTGGCGATCCTGGCGATCTTCATCAGGGCCAACATCGCTGCCACATCAGCGGCCAGAAGGGCATCCATCCCCAGATAGGCACCCCACATGGCTGCGATCCGCTCGAAGGACTGCTCCGGTGATCCGTACGCGACGTTGCGGTCCTGGGTGACGATGTGGGCCGCTCTGCCAAGGATGTCCATCCGGTACTCGGCTGATGGGTCCAACTGTGGTTCGGGATCAGGCTCAGGCACTGTCCCAAGGGGTGGTCCAGGATCAGGCCATCTGCTACCCGGTGGCCTTGGAACACTGAGGCTCTCCACCAGGTGAGGTGGAATCTCGTTGCCCTCGATGAAGGCCTGGAAGTCGGGCTCGTCATCACGCTTGCGCTTCTGAACGGTCATTCCATGTCCTCCGGCAGGTTGATGAAGACCGTGAGAGACAGGGTGGCCTCTCGGTTCGCTCCGAAGATGAGTTCCAGATCACTGCTCGCACTGACCTGATTGGTCTGTGGCAGCCAGGGGTTCTCCTCCAGAAGGGCCTCGTACAACTTCCTGGCCCTGTCGTTCATCAGTTCTGGTGGATACACCTCATGCGTCTCGAACTCTGCCGGGATGGAGGTGAGGACATAGTCCTTGGGGGTGTCCACCCACTCACCGTTCTTGTCGATCATCTGGTCTCCTCGTGTCGGTTCCACACTACTCAGGGTTCAACCAGTGACATGTAGACAGCCTTGACTCTCCGATAGCACATCGGGGACCAGCCCCAGACCTCTGTCTCATGATCCTTGTCCGAGACCCTGGTCCTGACATAGCGGGACGGTCTTCCACCGGGAACCTCGACCCTTGCGGTCAACTCGTCATCCGGCATGTCCAAGTACTGACCGGAGAGAGGACCACCCACCAGAAGAGATTTCACTGGACATGTCTAACAGCGTTTCAAGATCATTTCGACTATCGTCGCCCCTAGTAAGCAAGTGAGGGAGCCTGCGACCTCGCTTGCGCTCGGTCTTGGCTCCCTTTACATGCACTTCACCAGGTGAGTTCTTCCAGAGAAAATCTATTTGGGCTGTGAACTCCGCTGGAGGATCGCTCCTCTTCCGCGCCCTGCCGCCCTGCTTCGGCTTGTGGCCTCCGCCCCGGGCGTCTGGCGCGTCTTCGTCGCTCCTACTGGGGTAGCCCCGATCCTATCGGACCTGTCAAGTCCATGCAAGTTGTTGTCAGTAGGGGTTGCGTGGTGTCAGCATGTGTGAAATAATGTTCTTACAGACGACGGGAGAACTCTGTCCACCTCGCAGTGGCGATCATCCCTGAATCTGTGGTTCGCTGCCCTTGCTTGAACGACCTGACACTCGTTCTGGTGAGGGCTTCTTGCTTTCCCAGGACCATCTGGAAGGAGACCAGATTGGATGCTGTGCCGACCCATCTGTCCATCGTCACAAGTCAGACAGGAGAACAGGAACTACCGCCCGAGGCCTATGTGATCTCGGCCCTCGTGCAGGGAGGCAACTACAACCCGGAGGCTCACGGCATCACCGTGGACCACTTCATGGCCTACAAGCAGGTCAACCAGTTCCTCAGGCTGTACCAGCAGCAGGCCAAGTCCGCCCCTCCGCTGCAACTGCTCCTCGACAAGTTCCCCCGGTTCCCGTACAGGCCGGGGGTTTCTGCTGTCTGGGCATGCAAGCAGTTGCAACGAGCCCATCAGGAGCGGCACATGCTGCGGAACCTGAGTAAGGTGGGCACCTTACTCAGCGAGGGCCGGATCGAGGATGCCGGTGAACTGTGGCGAACATCAGCACGGTCCACAGCCACCCCGATCGGGCAACTGCAGGTGACCAACGCCTATCTGCCCATCGTGCGTCCTGAGACTGATCTGGGACTTGTGGTCCCGGTGTTGGCAGGGACCATGTCCAACATCTGCCAGGGCATCCAGCCCGGCAACCTCTGGTACATCGCTGGGATGCCGGGGATGGGCAAGTCCTACCGGCTGATCGAGCACGCGATCATGGCCGCAGAGGCTGGTTGGGACGTGGCCTTCTTCAACCTGGAGATGACCGCCCTGGAGACCGACGAGCGCATCCAGCGGATGCTCACCGCAGGGATTGATGTCGAGTTCGGCACACCCGAGTTCGACGAGATCCTTGCTGCCCGCACCGCTGACTACGGCGCTCTGACCATCTACACCGGCGCGACATCCATCGCTGACATCGAGTCAGTGGCGGAGGAGGGCACGATGGTGGTCATCGACTACGTGTCGAAGATCAGGTCCCCTGAAGGTCTTCGGGCCATCACGGACTACCGGCTGGCTGCGGCCATCTCATCGGAGTTGCGCGACATCGCGTTGCACCACAACGTCCCGGTGCTCTCGGCGCTCCAGTTGAATCGGAGCGCCTACAACGCCACCGAGGCGAAGATGAGCCAGACCGCCGAGACCGACCAGTTCAACAAGGACCCGACGGTGCTCATCAGCATGTTGCGCATGTCCGAGACGGTGATCCTGAACACCATCCTGAAGAACCGGCATGGCGTGTCCGGTCGCAAGTTCTACACGCGGTTCACCCACGACTCAGCCAGAGCCGTGGAGATTTCCTTCGAAGAGGCCAACGAGGCCATGTACGAGGACGCGGAGAAATCAATCACTCACTAGCAGTACAGGAGACCAGTGGAAGACGAAGTTGACGACCTGACAGACGACGAACTTTCCGTCTTGCAGGAGTGGAAAGAGATCGTCCCGGAGATGATGCAGAGCCTTCGAGTGAACGGCATCTACTCCTACGGGCTGACATCCGACGAGATGACGATGTTGCTGCATGAACCTGGGATGTCGGAGTTGTACGCCGCGCTCCAGCAGCGCGCACAAGAGTTGGAATCAAAAGGAGACCAGAAATGAGTGCTGAGTTACAGCCCCTCGCATGGGGCGGAGACAACCTGGAGTTCAGGCCCGGTCCTGATGGTGAGCCCTGGATCGTCCTGGTGACCCTCTGTCGGATGCTGGGCATCAACAACCACCGGCAGGTCGCTTCACGGTTGGATGACGACGAAAAGGGTGTCATTACTAGTGACACCCTTGGCGGGCCTCAGGAGACGATCATCGTCAGCGAGACCGCTGCCTACCAGATCATCATGCAGTCGAGGAAGCCACAGACCAAGCAGTTCATACGGGTGGTGGCAGATCACATGAAGAGCCTGCGCAAGCATGGCCACGCCATGCCCGGTGTCTCGTCGGACAACATGGCTCGGTTGGTTGCAAACCCTGAAGGAGCCATGCTCCTGGAACTGGTCAGGGTCAAGGCAGAGCAGTTGAATCTGATTGAGCGCACCAACGAGGTGGAGCGCAAGTTGTCTGCCATCGGTGACCTTGACGATGGGTACACGACCATCGTCGGGTACTTCAACCACATCGGTGGCTCAGTCGATGAGACCAACGCGTCCATCATCGGCAAGCGGGCCTCCAAGTTGTGCCGTCAGCGGGGCATCAGGATCGGCACGGTCAAGAGCGTGCGTTGGGGAGTCGTCCAGTCCTACCCGGAGTCAGTGATCGCCGAGGCTGTTGAGTGGTTCAGGGGGCGTGGCTGACATGGGACTCACCCATATCGAGATGCAGGCGTTGTCTGCACAGGTAAGCCAGGCACAGACGCAGAAGTTGATCCTCGACACGCTCATCGAGATCGGCAAGGCACTCGTGATCATCGCGGAGCGGATGCCGGAGAAGCCCGAATGAGCCCCTGGCGGCTGCTGTGGGGGCTTGCGGCAGTGGTTGTGCTCATCTCCACGGTGTGGGCCGGAGTGGCCCATGCGCTGGACACACAGGACAGGTTGGAGGAGATCCCGTGGACGCACTGAGCGAGCACGCCACCAAGACGGCTGGTGAGGTGGCCGACATCTTGCTCACGGCGATCATCGAGGTGATCGGCCATCCCATCATGCGCATGGATGTGGGTGTGCCAGAAGGGCTGACGCCAGACCCTGAGGAGGCCTTCTACACGGGTGTTCAGTATGGACTGGCACTGGCGCTCACCCTGGCCAAGTCGATGGGCGACCAGGCCCACTTCACCCTCGAAGAGGCGAATGTCCTTCTGGAGAGGATGCAGTCCATTGACCACACTGGCTGAGGCACTTGCGTTCGGCCAGGGCATCGAGCGTCCCTTCGTCTGTCCATCTCATGATGACACGCATGCCTCTGCGTCCGTGAACGTCGCCTTGGGGGTCTGGTACTGCTACGCGTGCCAGGCCCACGGGACGTTGGACGACCATGTGCCCACGGTCGATGAGGCCCTGTCGGTGTTGTCCGGCAGGGCCAAGCCACGGGTGTACGCAGAGGCATGGCTGGACATCTTCGACGCCTACCAGCCATCTCCGTACTGGTCGAGTCGGTATGGGACTGAAGTGGCTGAGTGGTTCAGGTGTGGGACTCACCCGCTCACCGGCAATCCCACCTACCCCTTGCGTGGCCCTGACGGGCGACCGAGGGGTGTTGTGCAACGTCAGGAGGGCGATCCCAAGTACCTGTACCCGGCAGGTGCTCGGACCTCCGACACATTCTTCGGCAGGCTCGACCCCAAGAACGTGGTCGTCCTCGTCGAGGGTGCCTCCGATGTCATGGCGATCCACTACGACGGCGATGTCCCTGGGGACTGGTCCGTGCTGGGTTGCTATGGCTCGGGGGTGCATGTCCCGCAGATCGACCTGCTGCGGGATGCGGCACCGCGACTGATCGTCGCGGCGTTCGACGCCGACCGCGCTGGCTACGAGGCCAGTGAGCGGGCGGTGCGTGCCTGCTCCCCGATAGCCCGGGTCATCACCCATGACTGGGCTACTCAGGGAGTGAACGATCCCGGCGATCTGATGACCGGGAAAGCAATGTCAGGGCTCCGCAGTACGGTGGAGTCCATTGCACAGAGAAGGAAGAAGGAGACCACGCATGACAGATGAGGAAGCCATGGAGCACAACGACGCGAAGGACCTGGAGATCGAGATTCTCCGCCTTGAGAGCCTGAAGCAGCAGCGGGACGAGATCATCCTGGAGATCAAGGACATCGAGTCCTACCTCGACAAGGTCGTGGCCAAGGACTACACGGTCGATGACGGTGATGATCGTGTTGTCGCCACCGTGGTCCGTGGCTACACCGACAAGTTCCAGGACGAGGTCATCTCCAAGGAGTACCCCGAGATCTGGGAGATCGTCACCAAGCGGGTCGCTGACAAGAAGTTGTACCTGCAGGCGATCCGCGACGGGAAGATCACCGAGGACATGAACACAAGGTTCGTGATCTCAGTTCCCAAGCGGTCCTACACCTTGATCACCAGGGTCAAGGAGGAGACCGAATGAGCGGCCAGATGCCCATGGGACGCCCGGAGCAGGGCAACCAGGACCGTGCCGTCGCCAGCATCTCGTTCCAGTTCTACCTGAACGGGCAGCAGGCATGGGCCAGAGGTGAGTACGAGACCTACGTGCACACCGGAGAGGTGCAGGAGGAGGCCATGCTGAGGGCCACCGACAACGCATTGGTCATCGCACTGGAGACCAGAGACGCATTCATCACCAAGAGCAAGGAGCACTGAGCATGGACTTTGGCGAGTGGAACTTCCTCGACAACGAGGAAGCCGCATCACGTCCCGGACGTGGGGACCAGTCACGGGTCTTCATCACCAGCCTGAAGGCTGACACGCCCCACCTGTTCTACTTCCTCACCAAGCCCGGCTCGTTCGCGGGCGACTGGGTCAACTTCAGGGAACTGAACACCCGTGAGGGCCTGAAGGTGGGGCCGGACCTTCCCAGCGACATGCGCTTCGGGATCGCGGTGCGCGACTACCGCATGGTCGATAACCAGATCACCGGCAAGCGCGTCAAGGAGATCGACAACAACCTCGATCCCCTGACCGCAGGCGCTCCCGGCAACCAGATGTGGATCAACGGGTCGAAGAACACCGACGCCAACGGTCTGATCAAGGTGACCGAGCGGTGCGCCGTCAACGTGGTGGACGCCATCACCGGCTACCACAAGATCCTCAAGATGAGCATGAGCGCCCGGGATGACATCCAGGGGTACTTCGCCGGGAAGGAGAAGGAGGAGGAGAACTTCCAGATCCAGAGTCGTCCCTACGAACTCCTCTACACCGGGGAGGGCTACAAGTGGCGGGTGGCCATACATGGGGTCCGTCCCGGCAGCACTGTGATCCGTGACGGCAAGGCCGTCGAGGTGCCTCCTCACCCGCAGTTGGGAGACGCCCTCGACATCAGGAAGGTGCTCATCGAGCAGCGCCAGGAGTTGGACGCCATTCTGGCGTCCTTCCCCACCCGTTCGGGTCAGCCCATCGACACCTCCAACGCCCCTGACTTCGTGCAGGAGGCGGCTGCTGCGATGGAGGAGATCAACGCCGAGGCCTTCGACATCTTCAAGGAGGCCGCGCCCAAGGGCAACGGCGACTCCGCGAAGGAGAAGTACCTGGCGATGAGCCCGGCGCGTCTCCGTGCCATGCACGCCAAGGCTGGGCTCGATGTGGAGCGCGGCGTCACCAAGGAAGCACTCGCTGAGAGTGCTGCCGCGAACAACCTGTAGTTCCGGTCACTGGGAGGGGGCGCGCTTCGGCGTGCTCCCTCCCTTTCCGTTGGGAGAACACATGGTTTGGACACACGTTCACAGCATGTACTCGGCGAAGGATGCCCTCCCTCATCCGGTGGACATCGTCGCCCGAGCGAAGCAGTTGGGCTTTCCGGCGCTGGCTCTGACCGATCACGGCAATATGGGTGGGATCGTTCCGTTCTACCTGGCCTGTCGCAAGAATGGCATAGAGCCCCTTCCGGGCATCGAGGCTTATGTGGCCTTCGAGCGGAGCAGGGAGGGCAAGGGCCGCAAGCGGGCCGAGACCTTCCACCTCACGATGCTGGCCACCAGCCTGACCGGCTATCGGAACCTGGTGGCGCTGCACAACGAGAGCCATCGCCAGTTCTACTACCAGCCGGTCATAGACCTGGGTGATCTGGCGTACGCGGCTGAGAACGGGGGCCTGGACGGCATCTACGGGCTCTCTGGCTGCTGGTTCGGCCTTGGCCCCAGGATGCTGCGAGAAGGCTCTCCAACAGCCGTCCTGGGGCTCCTGAAGGCTTTGGACGGGTGGTTCGGCTCGGGGTTCGCCATAGAACTGATGCACCACGAGATATCCGACCAGGCCCACGACGACACCGAGCACGTGAAGATGCTCCACGCGGTGTCCGAGCGGCTGGGGCTGCCCACCGTGATCAGCCAGGACAGCCACTACGTGTACGCCCAGGACCGGGCAGACCACGACATGTACAAGTGGCTCACGTCCTGGGGTCGTCCTGACGAGGCGCAGTGGCCCGGCAGGTTGGGCTACCACATGGTGGGCTTCGACGAGGTCAAGCACCTCTACCCGAAGCACATCTGGGACAAGGCGATGGACGGGATGCTGGACCTCTACAAGATGGCCCACGTCCGCATCCCGGAGTTGGAGTCCTACCACCTGCGGGTGCCCGACATGGCGCTCACCGAGGACCCGATGAGAACGCTGAAGACGATCTGCGACCACAACCTCGCAGAGGCGATCCACTCCAAGCACATCGCCCGTGTCTCCGGGAAGACCTTCTGGAACCGGCTGGAGGACGAGTACGAGGTCATCGAGTCATCCGGGTTCGCCCCGTACCTGATGCTGGTCAAGGAGGTGTGCGACGAACTGGAGAAACGGGGGATCGTCTGGTCGGTTCGTGGCAGCGCCAGCGGGTCGCTGGTCTGCTACCTGCTGGGGATCACCTCGTTCGAGCCGATCAGATGGCGGCTGCGGTTCGACCGTTTCCTGTCCACGGATCGGACCAAACCCCCGGACATCGACATCGACATGGACCCTGAGTTCAGGGAGTCGATGTTCGAGTACCTGGGCAGCAGGTTCCACACCCTGCGGATCGGCACATGGTCGAAGTTCAAGTTGACCGCAGAGGATGACGACGACTTCGACCCCGCCAAGCCACAGCGGGGATCGTTGCCGGTGCAGTACAAGTACGCCCTCGGCAAGATCATCGAGGAGCAGCACGGGTCCGACCGCAAGAGGTGGCCGCGTGAAGCCCATGATCGGTGGAACGCAGAGATCCCGGCCAAGGACTGGAAGCGGCTGCAGGCGCTGGACAGGTACCGGGCGTACAAGAACTGGTCCACCCATGCCGCCGGGCTGATCATCACCGACGACGAGCAGGCGATCGCGGAGATCCCGCAACTGGCCGTCACCGGCAAGGACTACATGGTCTCGGCGTTCAACAAGGACGACGTGGAACGGCTGGGGCTGGTCAAGTTGGACCTGCTCAACCTGAAGTTGCTGACCGCGATCCGGGTCATGCAGCAGGTGTCCGGGGTCAAGCACAAGGACGTGCCACCCGGTGACGGCAAGGTGTACACCCACATCAACCGGGGAAACGTGACCGGCATCTTCCAGTTGGAAGGAGGTTCCACCAAGCAGGGGATCAGGCGGCTGAGGCCATCCAAGATCGAGGACCTGGTGGCTGCGGTGGCCCTGTTCCGTCCGGCCACGATGGACTCCGGGGCCACCGATGACTTCCTGCGCCGTCGGAACAAGGAGTTGAAGGTGCCCGAACGGCATCCGCTGATCGCGGGCGTGACCAAGGACACCTACGGCATCCTGCTCTACCAGGAGCAGGCCATAGAGATTTTCCGTGGTCTGGGCATGACCATCGAGGAGATCGAGGCTGCCAGGGGAGCCATCAAGGCCTCAAACGCAGGTGTCCATGACGCCGGGCTCGTGCTGGCTGAGATGTCGGTGCGGATCGGTGAACTGGCCACTGGGCTTGGCATGTCCGATGAGGATCAGCGATGGCTCAGCAACACGCTGGCCGCCTTCGCCGGGTACTCGTTCAACAGGTCCCACGCCGTGGCCTACGCCGTGTGGGCGTACAAGTCGGCGTGGTACTCGCTGCACCATCCGGTGGCGTTCTGGACCGGGATGCTCACCGCCCACTCGGGTGCCTCTGAGAAGGAGCGCACGAAGCAGTACCTGACGGCTGCCGTTGCCGCAGGGGTCGCGATCCGGCCCCCGAACGTGCGGACATCAGGTGTCACCTACCGGGCCGATCCACGGGCGCAGTTCATCTACAAGGGACTGCTCTCCATCAACGGGATCGGCGTCAAGACTGCGGAGGAGATCGTCCGCAACCAGCCGTACACGAGCCTGGACGACTTCGCCACAAGGGTGTCCAACAGGCTGGTGACCGGCAGCAAGAACCTCGGTCTGGGTGTCCACCCGGCTGAGTGCACTGGGGCAGTCGCCCTGCTTCACACCGCTGGAGCCCTCAAGGGGCTGGAGTTCGAGAAGGAGACCAGATGAACGGATTCGACGATGACGTTGGCAAGGCGCGGCGCGATCATCCCGACACAGCGCATGAGGCGGCCCGGATGATCCTTCCAAGATCAGGAACGCTGCGCAGGAAGGTCTACGACTTCATCGTCGACCAGGGCTACTACGGGGCCACGGACGACGGTATACGGGCGCACCGGTCGATGATCGGCAACACCGAACGCCCCCGGCGGGTGGAGTTGGTGGACGAGAGCCTGATCAGGGACAGCGGTGTGCGACGGGTGTCGCAAGGACGGAGACGCATCGTGTGGGTCGCCGTGTACGAAGACGAACTGGAGGAGGAGACCAATGGCTGACATCAGCAAGTTGAAGACGGTGCTGGGCATCGTCAAGGAGTTGGCGGCACTGCAGGAGCACCCCACTGCCAAGCCCATGGACCACAAGTACCAGGGGCTTTTTTGGAAGCAGGACGAGTGGATCAGGGAGGCGTTCCCAATCGACCTGGTGGACATCGACCTGGTGGATAACGTGGACAACGGCCCGTCCTGCGGCACGGCCATGTGCTTCGCCGGATGGACCGCGTACCTGGACGGGTTCACCGATGTCGATGGCTACGAGCGCGTGATGGTGAATCCGACGACCGGGGAGACGTTGGCGATGGACGGCATCGAGGAGTACGCCACGGACTCCTTGGACCTGACCACGTATCAGGCCGATGACCTGTTCGAAGGAGGCAACGAACTCAGTGATCTGGAGGAGATCATCGACTTCATCGCCGAGCAGGAGAAAGGATGACTGACCACGACCCGCTGTGTGCAATCAACACGGGCATACCCGGCGACGCATGTGACTGCCTGCTGATCGCCAAGGTCCGTGCCGATGAGATGGAGAAGTGCTACGCCGACGTGATCCCAAGAGTTCGCATGGCCCATGACCAGTTGCGCGCCAAGGTGGAGGCGTTGCTCAACGAGATGCACTCCGACTGGAGCAATCCTCGCTATCAAGCGGTCCTAGCCCTGATCGACGGGGGCGGCGATGAGTAGATGGCAGGACGCTCACGACCCGATGTGCCCAGCATCCCGGGCGAAGAACTGGCAGGCGTGGTTCGCCTCCATATGGTGTCAGTGCTACCCGATCCGCTTGGGCAGGCTCGAAGGCGAGAAGGACGCTCGACGCTTCAGGAAGGCTGTCCTGACCGATTTCCGCGATCAAGTGGAGGCGCTGCGAACCAACTTCAAGGACGACCTCGGTGAGATGTGGAACATGGCACTGGACCGGGTGATCACCCTGATCGACGGGGGCGACGATGACTCAGCCTGATACCGCGATCTGCGCCAACTGCGGCAAGCCGATCCGTCATCCGGAGTCGGGCTCGTACCCGCCGGAGGTTGAGTGGGTCCATGTGCGGAATCGGATGGGGAGCGGCAATCGGTACTGCGGCATCGACGGATTCGTCGCCAAGCCCGCCCTGCGCGGGAGCGGCGATGACTGACCACGATTTGCGGTGTCCCGCTCCGCAGTACTGGCATTCTCCCGGAACGGCCATGGCTGCATGTCAGTGCGACTTGATCGCCAAGGTTCGCGCCGATGAGCGGGACAAACTGGACGCAGGCTGGCTGTACTACTCGGCAGCGGCGGCTGACGTTGTGCAGGCTGTTCGCCTCGATGAGCGTGCTGACCTCCGCGCCAAGGTGGAGGCGCTGGGTCACACCAACATCTGCTCCATCCAACTTCGCAGTCCCAAGTACCGGCAGTGCACCTGCTTCCAGAAGGATGTGCTCGCACTGCTTGTAGGAAGTGACGATGACTAACCGCGACAGGTGCCGGTGGTGCGGACGGTTTGTTCCGGTCGGAACCGAGCCCACCACAAGGACCATCAAGAGCGCAGACGAGTCATGGCGCAGGGTGCAGCAGATGCTGTGCCCGCAACACTCACGGGACTGGTCTGTTGACCTTCCGTGGAACAGAGAGGCGGACCTGACGCTGCCTCTGGAAGTGCTAGGAGAGGAGACCGAATGAGTGCCGAACACCCAGCAGTGACCACCAACGTCCTCAGGATGCTCAACGAGGACGCCAAGAACCGGAACCGGGCACTGGAGCCGAAGTGGCTGGAGGAGCAGGTCGATCCGGAGGGACTACATGTCATCGACCGGGTCCTGCTGCACAACGATGTGGAGTGGAGGTGCCGCGTCTTCGTCAAGATCAAGGGATCGGAGCACCCGGTGATCGCCTGGATCGACATCTCGATGAAGAACTGGGAACACATCGTCGAGGCTGACGCCAAGATCAACGAGATCCTGAACAACGCCGTGGAGGCCTCCGAATGAGCACGCCAGAGACCGTGACTGTGACTGTCACGTACAAGTTCGACTTCAGCCTGGCTGAGTGGGGTGAGAGCGACGACCCGGTGGGCATGGTGACCGGGGAAACCCTGTCGATGTTCGACTGCGTGGGCACGGAGCCCTTCGAGGTCAAGGTGGAGACCACATGAGTCCGCAGGAGCACTTCGTCAAGGTCAACCCGGAATGGGTGCGCATGGCTGCAGAGGACATGGAACGGGAAGGCCCTGACTTCTCTGTCACCTGGGAGAGCACAACCGGCGATCTGGTGACTCTGGTGTGGGAGGACGACTCATGAGCAAGTTCACCGACCAGGTCGCAGACCTGCTGATGGGAGGGGACAGGCCGGTCACGCAGGCCATGCACGACTGGGACGGTGTAATGACCGAAACCGCTGTTATGCGTGTGGCTGCTCAGGAGATCAAGGACAACAGCCCACACACCAACCGCTCCGATGGCCGGGGTCGGATCAGGCCGTCCAACCTGAACTCCATGTGCGCTCGGCTCCACGTCTTCTCATGGATGGGAGCGCCCAACGAGAAGGGCGACACCACGCTCATGGATGACGGCACCCAGCGCCACTACTACTGGCAGAAGGCGGGCCTGAGCGCCGGGTTCCTGTCAGACATCGAGACCAAGGTGGAGGTGCCCGAACTGGGCATCCGGGGCGGTCTCGACGGGCTCATGCCGGACGGCTCGGTCTTCGAGTTCAAGGTCACCGGCCCGAGGCTGTTCGAGCAGCGGATGGCGGCACGGGAGCCCACCCGCTCCCACCTCCGTCAGGTGCACGCCTACATGAAGGCGGCTGGCACCGACAAGGCGTCCATCGTCTACGAGCGGCGCTCCTACACGGTGGACTGGCACGAGTTCCGGGTCACCTTCGACCCGGCTGTCTACCGGGAACTGCAGGAATTGGCGCTGCCGGTCCTGGACGCCGTGGACCACGGGGTGCTGCCCCCGATGATCCCGGAGTGCGTCCCACTGAGCGGTCCCACGTTCACCGGCTGCGGCTACCACCACATCTGCCCCTCGGCAGAGGCCTCCACCAAGTGGTGACCAGCACCTCACTGCGGCTGCGCAACGACCTGTACGAGCGCAGTTCCGGTCACTGCGAGGTTGCCGGTGAGCCGCTCACCCACTCGTTCGCGGTGCATCACCGCAAGCGGCGCTCACAAGGCGGAACCGACGAGGTCACGAACCTCATGATCACGTGCCACTTCCACCACAACGGAGGGACGCACTCGATCCACGCCCAGCCAGCCATGTCATACCAGCGTGGTTGGCTGGTGCGTGAAGCGGATGACCCTGCTGCAGTACCGATGCAGCGGTTCGTCCGGCTGTATGACCCGACAGGTGAATACCCCTTCTTCCTCCTGACGGAGGAAGGGCTGTACGTCCCAACCGAAGGAGACCAGCATGGAGATTAGGAATCTCATCCGGCCCAACGCCACGGTGGTGCAGATCACCGAGATCGGCGTGGGCGACATCTACAAGCGGCTGGAGACCCCGTCCTACGGGGACCCCACCGTCGTCATGGGCACCGTCACAGAGGTGCTGAACAACGGCGAGCAGGCCTCGCTGGTCACCCTGGAGTTCACCCCGGAGGGCTACGGCCAGGACTACAAGGCCACCGTCAAGGTGTTCACCGACAAGTCCGAGGTTGCGCTGTTCCCGGTCACGGTGGACGAGTTCCGGGGGCACCTGAGCAAGGCCATCGAGAAGCAGTTGCGCGTGGTGGCACAGGCAGAGCGTGACCTGCGTATCAAGCGCACTGTGATGATGGCCATGGGTGACGCCAGAGACTCCGCCCTGTCCATCCCGGTGGTCAAGGAGATCCAGGGATGAGCGACACCATCTCGGTCAAGAAGGTGTTCGGCACCTGTGTCCACTGCGGGCAGTTGAGCACGGTCGAGTTCGACGACAGCCCCGACGACCAGGAGGGCTTCACCGCCTGGTCCAAGGGCGAGTACATCCAGGTCGCCTTCGCCCACTGGACGCCGGAGAAGCGGGAGATGCTGATCTCGGGCACCCATCCGCAGTGCTGGGATGCGCTGACCCTGCCTGAGGAGGAAGTCAATGGCTGACTTCGTGAAGTTGAATGCCGTGATGGCCGTGATCGAAGAGGTCGCTGCATTGCGGAAGGCCTCCGATGACAGCAAGTTCAAGGGGCTGTACTGGGACCAGGGCGACTGGCTCCAGCCATTGGTCATGTCCGCCCCGGACGGCAAGGGCGAGATGTGCGGCACAGGGATGTGCTTCGCAGGGTGGACGCTCTTCCTGGAGGGATACACCGATCTGAATGCCGACGCCGGGGTGATGGTCAACCCCAAAGACGGCACCCATGTCGGTGTGGACGCGATCCCAGCGGTCGCTCGTGGGGTGCTGGACCTCCATCTGCACGAGGCAGACAGGCTGTTCTCGGGAGGCAATGACATCCATCGTCTGTACGACACCATCTCGGACATCGCAGAAGGTCTGATTCGTCCCTACGATCCCGAGGACTACGCGGAGTACGAGGACGAGGATGACTGAGCCTCTGCTGACGCCCTACGAGGTGGAGCGCAAGTTGCTCTCCCTCGGCGCTGCGCTGGACGAGGCCACGACCGATCTGATCGAGGCCGAGTCGGCGTTCACCCACAGCAAGCGTGTGCTGGAGATGGCGCTGGCACGGGCTCGGGCGGACATCTCCGAGAAGTACCGCAACGACAAGTTGACGGTGCAGGAGAAGGCCGACATCGCACTGCTCATGTGCGAGGAACAGGTCATCCAGGCGGACGCGGACGAGATCTGGGTCAAGGGCTCCAAGGCGATTGTGAGCAACCTGCGGTCGCAGGTTGACATCATCCGCTCGGTGGGCACGTCTGTCCGGTCGTCTATGGACATGGCCTGACAGGCACACTGGGATCGTGACCGATCCCTTGGGAGTGGACTACGGCAGTCGTCGGATTGCCGTGGTCCACTCCCTCTCTGCTTCCACCCATGTGATCCGGATGCCACCGGGTGACGACATGGTCAGCAGGCAACTGCTTGCGGAGTGGCTGTACGGTCACGTGCTGAGCACGAAGCCGGGCATCGTCGCTGTCGAGAGCCCCATCGTCGGTGCCTCTCGCAACTACAGGACCGGGATCGGCCTGGCCATGATGGCAGGTGCTCTGACCGCAGCCGCTGGTGCAGCAGGCGCACAGGTCGTGCTGGTCGCGCCATCGGCCTGGAAGAAACAGGTGGTGGGGCGTGGCAATGCCAGCAAGGACGAAGTCGCCGAGTGGCTGGAGCGGGAACAACCCGTTCGCCACGGTCGATGCGACGCAGATCAGGACCTCATCGACGCCACGTGCATCAGCCTGTACGCCGCGGCCCTTCTGGAGGGAGTCAGCCCTCTGCTCCGGGATGACGGTGGACCTGTTCTTCGGCGGAAACGACGGGCTGCCGATGTCGATGCGACAGATCGAGATGGCCAAAGCCGTGTGCAGGCAGTGCCCGGTACAGCAGGACTGCTTGATCTTCGCGTTGCAAAGGCACGAGCCACACGGGGTGTGGGGCGGGATGGCGCGGCATGAGCGCGACCGATCCATGCTCAAGAACAACGGGGACATCAGCGCCGTGGTGCGAGACTACGAGGCACGAGTGCTTCTGGGAACTCTGAAGGAGCCTGATGACTAAGCGCCCACTCATTCGCGCGGTGCCAACCACCGCGCTGGAAGAGCAGGAAAGGCAGGACGAGCAGGCCCGTCTGGCCTACGAGATGCGCCAGGACGGCAAGAGTTGGTACTCCATCGCCAAGGCTCTTGGGCTCACCGAGTCGGCAGCGAGCCAGTCGGTTGCCAGAGCGATGGAGCAGGCGGCGGCCTACGTGAGCACCGAGTCCAAGCGGCAGATGCTGGAACTCGAAGTGGCCCGGCTGGACCGCCTGCAGGATGCCTACTGGGCGCAGGCGATGGGCGGCAACCTTCGTGCCGCAGATTTCGCCCTGCGTGTGATCCAGGCCCGCGCCAAGGTGCTGCAACTGGACACCATCCCCGAGACCAACATCACCAACAACACCCTGGTCGTCACCGGCTCCTCCGAGGAGTACGTGGCCGCTCTCCGAGCAATCGCCGGGGAACACGGGTGAGCATCGACTCCCTGTCGGTGCGCGGCGGGCTCGCGCCATGGGTGGACACGGTGATCGAGTGGGTCGGCACATCGACGACTTGGACGCTGACTAACCTGGACACCTCACAGGTGCTCTACTCAGGCACCGGCACCCGCTATGACATGGCCAGCATCCCGGAGACGATCTACCGGCTGCGGCTCGCCGACAGCGCCGCCAACATCCAGGTCGCGACGTACGTCTCGCCACCGATCTCAGCCCCGGTGGACCTCACCGCCACTGACATCGCAGACTTCTCGGCGACGCTTACGTGGATGCCCCTGGCCGCTGTCGACAACTACGAGGTGATCGTCGAAGGGGTCTCGCACTACGTCCTGCCACCTCCCCCTCCACCGCCACCAGATCCTGGGGAGCCTGACAACCCGCAGGAGCAGCCAACGCTGCTGCTAGGTGCCCTTGAGCCGGATCGCACCTACTCGGCACAGGCGAGGGCGTACATGGG